TTTTGCTGCTCGATAAATTTTTGTAACTTTTCTTGATTTTTCAAATGATAAGTCTTATTGCTCATCTGCATCCTTTTTTATATTTAGAATCCGATACCTGATAACTACCATTATCACATTTGCAATCATTGCCCATATAAAAAGTAGTTGTGTATGCGTTTATTTTTGGAATCTCAATGTCGATGCCAGTTCCAGGTTCATCATATTCAGGAAATAGAGTATGGTTTTCTAATAAATAGTTAGCCATCTTTTGACCATAAAACTCCGCCTTTTTCTTAAACCTATTAGCTTCGCTTATAATTTCTTGTACATCGGGATTAATTGTATTGTCCGAACTTTTACGAACCAATCCTTTGTTGTAAAGTTGGTACGTTAATGTGTTTGGGCTTTCGCTTAATACATAATAAGTCAAGGCGTCTAATAAATAATCACGCCACAATATTAAATAGTTTCCTATTGGTAAACCTGCCTCAATATCGTCTTGAAGTTTGTTCATTAATGCAGTGCCTAACAATGGTAAGATATAAGCATCTTGACAATACTTAATATCGGGCTTTACTTGCTTTTCATCCACGTTGGAATGTAAGCCTGTTCTATCTTTAATCTGTTGTACTGTAATTAGTAGTGTATTGCTGCTCATTTTATTTTCTTGTTACTATTTGAGAAAACCACCTATGCCTACAATGTGGCTTATTTGTACCGTCATCGTTCCACCATCCGCCTCTACGATCAAACACGCTATATCCAACTTGCGCTGATATTTGTTCAATCTCGGCTCTTGAATAAAGTCTATCCAAAGTCATTAATTGTTTGCAAAAATCCCTTGAAGGATGCGCCGCCGAATTGCGTTCATTGGCAGGTATTTCTGGAAGCCACTCGTAAGAATAGCGAACCAAAAATTGTGTAGTTTGTGGCTTTATTTGCTCAACAATCTTTGCCAAAGGTTGTGTTAGTTTACGCTCTATTACAATGTTTGTTTGATCGCCTTTGCCTATTGTAGTTTGTTGTGTACTTATTAAACCTTTTTCAATTGCCGCGCTTATAATATCGGTAACCCTTCTAACGGTTACGTTTAAAGTATCGGCAATTACCTCTGGGGTAATACGCTTATCCTTTGCAATTAAATCCAAAACATTGCTTTCTATTTGTGTAACATCAGCAAAGGCTTGTAGTTCCGTTTGGTCATTAAACCTTACACGCGATACAAGTACATTATAGTTTTGCTTACTATCGCCAAACTTAGCAAATATACTTACCTCGTCTTGCGCCGACATTTGAGTTGGTAATTCATCAACTCCTAACATTGTATTTATATCGTCATCACTTAAACCAAGTGCGCTTTTAAGCATTACGGTTGCGGCTTCTTTTGTTAATTTGCCTTGTCCTACTTGTCTAATGATGCGAAGCAATTGTTGATGTTGTTTGCCCGTTAATGAACGCAAAGCCTCGTTTGTTGCACCCAATGGAACTTGAACGCCTTGCTCGTTTGTTGGTTGGTATTTACTAGCATCAATACCCGCTACCTCAAACAAGTATTCTTTAGGCGCACCCATAGCTATTAAATCGGCAAAGGTTACTTGTAATCCAATAGGATTTACAGGCATAATTTTTAAAACCTCATTATAACCCGCATAACGTGCCAACATATTGAACACGCCTTCCAATAACATTTGCTTATCGTTGGCATATGTGTTTTTAAATATTTCGTAAGCATCCTTTAACTCGGTGCTTGTGCCTAACTTTCCTGGTTGAGCAATACCAAACAATGAATGTGAAGTAATTTCATGCCCCGCAAATATGTTATTTTGTATTAACGTATCTACGGCGGTAAAATCTTCCTTAGTCATATCGGATGCGCCTAAATCATCGATAATGGGTTTACGAGCCGCATCGGTAACAAATGAAAGGATAAACTTTTTGCCATCCGAACCAGTGAATCTTTTTTCAAAGGTTTTTGTAATCTCCATCTTTTCGTCATCCGATGGCTCACCATTTGGCAATGTAATTAACTTCGATGGTGTAAAGCCAGTTGAAGCATTACCCAAAACGTGCTTACTTACCTCTACATCACTTTCTATAAAGTTTAATGCAGGGAAATAACCAGGAAGCGGATAAGCCATTCCGCCAGGTCTATATTCTTTTACAAATAATATTTGTACTTTTTCATTGGTATTTGGATTGAAAGCAGGAATAACCTTTGCTTCTTTCTTATCTCTACCAATAGCTAACCAATCTTCTTTATACCAAAATTGCGTATTGTCTTTGTTGGTTCTTACCCTTGTATAATCTACATGGTTTACACTTGCAATCTGTCTGCCTAATTGTCCCCAAATAACTTCTAAATAACAACCGCCAAAGGTTTCAATGTCTAAAGCTACTTTTCTAGTTAGTACATCTAACATCATTTTGTTTGCAAAAGTTGAATCTTCACCCGATTCGGTTACCCAACCATTGCCCGAAATATACTTTGCCTTGTTGTTTATTATAGCACCATGCTTTGCAGACTTGTTAAATAAGTCTAACAAGTAAGTAGGATAGTCGTTCTTTTCTCCAAATTCAATATATCCTTCGGCTCTTTTTTCCTTGTATGCAGGTTGTTTTGCTTCTGCAAATTTTAGTATGAATATGCTTTCACTCATGATGGTATAATAAATTCAGTTTCAACCCCGATAGGGCTTGTAAATATTGTTGCACTTTGCTTTAAATCCATTATGCCAGTTTCTAATAAATTAAGCCCTATTGGATTTGTATTGCTTGTGCTTGTTTGCTCGTATATGTTGTAAATGTATTGCTCTACTTTAGCGGTACTAAATAAGGTGTTTGATATGTTAAATTTATTATATCGTTGCTTGTATTGGCTTATATCGGCTGCATTAAGCAAAACAAATTTAACCTCTGTGTTTGTAGTCCTACCTGTAAATATAAATAAATAATTAGGCGAAGTTAGCAATTGCTTTTCGGTCAATGTAACAACTATATTTGAAGTAATGCCTTTTGTAAGTACTAGCATAACTTAAATAGCAAAATCATTGGTTTTGGTCAAAAACAACAATGCCCCGATATTATTCAGGGCATCGTTTAATTTTATTTATGTTTTATTAGCTTCCAACAGTTAATAAAGTAGCAGCACAAACATCGGTTACGCTTGGTGCAAGGCTTGGTTCCATAGCGGTAAAAGTAAAGGTGTAACCGTTACGATCTCCAGAAGCAGTACCAGAACCACTATTTCCAGCAGTTGCATGTAGGTGTCTAGTTTTACCTAACAACCAATATGCACCGTTTGCATCTTTAGCTACTGCAATTAATCTATTTTTAGCCAACAACAACAATTCATTTCTTGTAGCGGTTTGCATTCTATTGCAAACAATGGTCAATTCTTGTTGGTAGAAGATAGTTCCGTTTTGTACGTTGCTATTTAAGTTTTCAACAAAGAACGCCGTATCTTGGTCTTGCTCATATTTTCTAAATACCTTTCCTGTGGCTTTGGTTATTGCAGAAACAGATCCACTAGCTTCGGTAACGCTTGTAACATTACCTTCCTCAATGAAGTAAATTTCTACCAAACCGCCAACACTATCGCGGCAATCTAAACTATATGAACTTGTTAAAGCACATGGCATGATTAATAATTTTTAAAGGGTAGGTACATTTAGCACCTACCCCGATTTTTTATACTATAAATTTAACAATCTCTGCAGGGAAAGCCACCTGAACACCAGCTTTGAAAGCTAAGTGAAACTTAACATTTCTGTCATCTTGGCTATACCACATTTCGGCATTTGTTTCATCGCTTAACAAATCAGTACCGAAGTACATGTTTGAAAGTCTAAGACCAAACAAATCGTTAGTTCCATTTAAACCATGAACTGCAATTACTTTGTAATTTGTTCCTGGAATAGTGAACTCACCGTTTCCGATATTTTGTGAACCATAGTTAAACAAGTTAGCATTAACGTGAGCATCAACTACTAAGTTAAATGTATCCCATCCAGAGAAGATAACAAAATCTTCTTTACCCATTACTTGTGCAGGGATAGCGTTTTTGATTCCTTTGATAACGCTTAAAATGTTAGTTACGGTTAAACTTGTAACGGTTGCACTTACATATGGAGTAGTGTTTGCATCTACAACACCAGCAGCAGCGTTAATGATTTTTATAAATCCGTCAAACTTGTTTAAGTTCATGTTGGTGCTTAACTTATCACCTTGCCAGATTGCAGTTTCTAATTGCTCTGCAACTTTACCAGCTTTTCTGTCCATGTAAGCAGCCTCAAAAGGAACGCTATCTTGGTTAGTGCCTGGTCTTAATGATTCTTGTAAATACTTAGCTTCTAAATCTTTAGGGCAAAGTGCTTCTTGAATCTTGATTTTACCAACAGTCAAAGTTCTTTGAGTAAATGTAGTTGTACCAGAAGCATTGAAAGCGCAACCGCTATCATCTTGGAAAGCCGCATCGGTATCCATGATGTTTACAGTTTGAGCCGACTTTACTTCAACCATTACATTACCTGCTGATTGAATTAATTGTTGAGTTTTTGCATCGAAAAGCGAAGAAGCGACAATCTCGTCTGCCTTCTGCTTAACGTAGTCTGTAAGTGTTCCTACTGAGAATGCCATTTTTATTTATTTTTGATTTGAGTTAATAACTTTGTAATATTTGAAAGTCTTTCTTTTTTATTGTCGATAACTTGACCGAATTTAGTTTTTTGTACCTCTGTTGGTTCAGACGCAGGAGTTTCAATTAAACCTTCAACCAATGAAACTAAATCATTGAATGCTTGTTTCAATCTAACTTGCTCTGCCATTAATTGTGGTACTCTTGCATCTTCCATTGGTGGCTTTGCTGCCTCAACAGGTGCTTCTGGCATTACAGGCTCGGCTGCTTTAATTTCATAAATCAACCCACTTGCATCAACTTCAATTGCAGAACCATCTGCCATAAGGTATTCACCCTCTGGAACAGGTACGCCATCTTTTGTAACTGCGCCGCCTATTTCTAATTTGTCAATAGATACGCTTGAACCATCCATTAAAGTGTAATCTTTAAACTCTACTGGTGCTTCTTCTGCAACTGGTGCAGCAGCTTGTTCAACAGGTACTTCGTTAAATACCGCTTTGATTTTTTCTAGTAATTCTTTTGCGTTCATAACCTAAATAGTTTTTAATTAATAATATGGTCAAATAGAAAGTATTGCCTTAATTTTTTCAAGCACTTCTTCATCACTCATAGCTTCTTTTTTAGGCTTGTATTGAAATAAACCTTCAACGCTAAAACCTTTAAAAGTGCCTTCTTTTACCATTTCCCAAATGCTTTCATTCTCTACTTTAAAAGTGCCAAACCAACTACCATTGCTAATATCTTCAAATCCTTTTGGCGGCATAACGCCTTTTTCCCTATCGATTATATAACTTTCGTACATATACACGCCATCGACAGGCTTTCCATGTTCAATATTTACTTTGCTTTGATAGCCTTTTTTGAAAAATCTTTGTACTATCTTTTTAATTTCATCGGCGGTAAATACTACATAATACTCGGCATCTTCATCTCTACGGTAAATTGGTAAATCGGCTACCATTAAAGGGCCAGAAACAATTTTTTGTTCCTCATCTTGTATAGCAAATTTAGTTTGCCCAATAAAATCGTCTTTTAATTCTCCCAACTCCCTTAATTTATTTCTACTCCATCCTAAAGCCGCCTTCCCACCCCATGCATCATACATAAGTTTTCCGCATCCATCACTATAACCCGTAGATGAATCCAAATCAACCTCATGCCTACTTAAATAAGAGTACATTCTTTTTATAGTTTCTAAGGATATAGCTTCGCCTTTTGCCAATTGGTTTGCTCTTTGCTTACCAACGGGAGTTCCGCATGAACCCCAACCGTTTTTTTCTACATATTCTAACACCCTTTTAGCATTGCCTTTTACTCCATCGGGGTAATCGGCGTAACTTTTAAATGATTCGGTAAAGCCATCTTCCCACATATTGTAGCAAATAGCAACCGCTTGTTCATTGTCTTTTCCCTCGTTAATCATGTAGCTAATACATCTAGGGATAAAATCTTCTTTACTTTCACCTTGTTTTGGCTCAACAAATTGATCTTTAAATGCTAAAAAGTTCTTTTGTATTGCAGGATATTCAACCAAAGCAATGTAATTCACTTCGGTATCGTTGTTTTCGTCATCCGATATATTTAATAAAAAAACAGGTAAGTCCATAATGTATATAGTTTATTTTTGGTTTTTGGTCAAATAGCTTAACCAAAGGTTGTTTGCTTTTGTATCCTTCTAATCTTTTGTTGTGCGCTACTTATTTCGGTTTCTACTACATAAGCCTTTATTGCTCTATTGCCCATTGCGTTAATACTACGTTGGTCAAGTGTTACTTGATTTGCTGCTATTGTACTTGGTTGAAGCGGTGAACC